CGGGAAGATTGGTGACTTGTTTCAAAAGGTTGCCGACAAACTTTTGACGGACTTAGATTTATCTGATTTGGATGAGGTTGGAACGGCGGCGGAGATAACAAGTACATGGGTGACTCCTACTGATTTGTTTTATCCGATGATTGACAATGGACTTCAAGTTTTCAATGTATCACCTCAAGCATGGGTAAGCACACAGATGGCTCCTGCTATTCGTGTGAGTAGAATCTTTGAAGAGATACTTTCATCGGTTGGTTATACTTGCGCTGATACTGCAACGCTTTATTCAGAAACAGGAATGGACAAATTATATATTCCTTGCTTGAAGGAGTGGAGGAGGAGGGTGCAGATAAATGCCTCAATAAATGTTACCATATCCGCATATGATGCAGGTTTAGGATTACCATCCGGCACCGTTGAATTTATTGGATATATACAAATAATAAGGGCGAGAACAGGTCTTTATGAAAATACTGCTTTTGGTACTATTACTGTGGTTAGTGGGGATTCCGGAACGAATGCAATATTTTATGAAGGTCAACAGGAATTAGATTATGGTGACAAAGTACAAATGGTTTATTCAATGACAACCGCAGGCGTAACTCCTCCAACTCCTTATGGTTATATCAATTCAGGACCAGCTACCTACCTTAAAACATTTTCATTGGATAATGAGTATTCATATAATTCTCCTATTGATTGTGCCGCCGTTATATCAGGGCATCAATTTATTGGAAATACCCCAAATACTGTAATTTATTTGAATGATGTCACGACATTAGGTGGATATGATACTTATGGATTTTGGGATATTGTGAATCATTGGGGACTTACACCAATAAAACACATACAAGGTTATTTACCCGACAACTACAAGCAGCGTGATTTTTTATTAGCACTTATTAAAATGTTCAACCTGTATCTTGAGCCGGTATTTGACAACGATACTGTTATTTCATTTCTTCCACGAGATACTTATTACGATAATCTAATTGTTGTTGATTGGACTGAGAAGTTGGATGTTGGACAAAATATTGAGATTGTTCCGATGGGTGAATTGGACTGGAAGGAATATCTTTTCAGTTGGAAAGATGATGCTGACTTTTGGAATAAAGATTACAAAGCAAAGACTTTTGAAACTTACGGACAAAGAAAGGTAATCGTTGAGAATGATTTTATAGCCACAAAGAAGAAAATAGATTGTGAGATTGCGCCGATGCCATTAATCGGTTCACCGTATCATTTTATGGTGCTGCCGACCTGTATTAAAGATGGGGTAAATACCATTCCAAATTTCTTTAATGGAGTGATGCGAATGATTTACTTTGCCGGTCTTGGGGAAAGCACCGGCACATCTTCCTTTACTTTAGATGGAGTTGCTAAATATACTTATCCATTTAGCGGTCACTTAGTCGGCACTCCACAAGTACCAACATTTGATTACAATTGGGGTTCGCCACGCTCACTTTATTACTCAATGGCTGACCCAACACTTTACCCATATACCGCAAATCTTTATACATCATTTTGGGAAAATTTCATTCAGGAAATATCAGACCAATATTCAAAACTGGTTACGGCATACTTTAATTTAACTCCTGAAGATGTGAGGGTGTTGGATTTCAGCGCAAAGTATTTTATCGACGGCACATATTTCAGACTGAATAAAGTAATCGACTTCAACCCGATAGGGAATCAATTAACAAAGTGTGAGCTGATAAAAATTAACGATGCTGTTTATGGTGAGCAGGTAGTAAACAATGGAAATACGCAGGTAGGAACTTCATCCACTACTTTTACTCCTTATTTATCATCATCTGTATTAGCAGGTGGAGTAGTTGTTGGTGATGCAAATGGATATGGTCGACCGATTGCAATCACGCAAGATTTAACTTTAGATACAGCGGCACAAGCAACGGTGACAGGATTAAGGGGTTTAGAAATTGACGCTACTATTCCAACAAGCGGGCAGGTTTACGCTTATGATTCAAGTTTGAGTAAATGGATAGCAACAACAATAAGTGCAGGAAGTGGTGATGTGGTTGGTCCGGCAAGTGCAACTGATTTAGACATTGCGGTATTTGATGGAGTCACAGGAAAGATAATAAAAGACGGCGCAAAAAAGATTTCAGACTTACAATTAAAAAGCGAGAAAGATGCCACCGGCGGTTATGCAGGACTTACACTATTAAAAATCAACTTCAAGAATGTACTGAATACTTTTACTTCATTCTTTACCAACTCAAACACCGCTGCGAGGACTTATACATTTCAAGATAGAGACGGAACTATTGCGGATGATACAGATTTGGGAACTAAGCAAGCAACAATATCACTAACCACAACAGGCACATCAGGCGCCGCCACTTTTGCAGCCAATGTTTTAAATGTACCAATCTATTCAACAGGAACAGCGATTGTATTGAGCAAGAGCGTTACCGATGTAAATGTTAATGCAACGGCTGAAACGAAGGTGTATTCTTATACGGTTGCTGCAAACAGTTTAGCGGCAGGGGACATTTTAGATTTGATTGCACGATTTAGAAAGACAGGGACAGCAGGAACAATGATTACCCGAATCAGATTCGGAACTAACAATTCAACAGCCGATACTTTGCTTGCTCAAATGACATCAGCAACGGCTACTTTAATACAGAATATGCAAAGGACTTTTTTAGTAAAAGATGCCACACATATAGAAGCATTCCAATCGGCATCAAATGTAAATACAGACGATGCTTCAAGTGGAAGTGCTGTAACAAGTGTGACAGTTAATTTAGCCGTCACCAATTATTTTGTTGTGACAATACAAGATGCAAGTGCCGTTGATACAGGTATTTTTTCAGGGTGGTATTTAAGAAAAAACTAAAATGAACATAGATTTAATTGAAGGGGACTTTTTAAAAATTGCAGGAGTCAATATAAAAGTAACTCAGCAGCAAGTAGATGACATTCAAGCTTCATTACTTACATACACTCCTATTTCATTGACAGACCAATGGTTTATCGATTTTGGATTTACCCAATTCATTGATAACAACACTGGACTCGGCACTTATCAGAAGGGCAATGTTTCAATCTTTTTTTCGCCTGTTAGATTGGTTGCTGATATAACTTACTGCGAAGAAAAGATAGTGACAGTTGATTGTGTGCATCATGTTCAGAATGTTTTTAAGAAACTTACAGGTGAACTTTTAATTAAATAAAATGGCAGAGAAAAAAGAAGTTGTTTTAGAAATACTTATTGATGCGAGCAACTCGGTAAAAACAGTTGGAGAATTAAAGAGGTCAATAAAAGAATTGACAAGCGCAGCATTGGCAGCAGGTGAGGGCACAGCGTTGGGCGGTAAGTTTCTGAAAGCTGCAGGAGAAGCGAGAGATCGGATGGGAGACCTGAACGCGCAGGTCAATAGTTTTGCAGGTGCTGACGCCAAGATCGGATCAGTTGTTAAAGTAGTCGGTGGGTTGGCTGCAGGATTTCAGGCGGCACAAGGAGCAGCGGCTTTGTTCGGATCTAGTGGCAAAGCACTAGAGGAAACAATGCTGAAGGTTCAGGCGGCTACAGCTTTGGCGCAGGGTGTTCAGGGTATCGCAGGACTGTCGGATTCATTCGCTGCAATGAAGGGTGTAGCAAAGGATGCCTTCCTAGCAATCAAAGCAGGAATAGGAAGCACAGGTATTGGTTTGCTTGTAATAGCATTGGGAGCGATTGTAGCCTATTGGCAGGACATTAAAGCGGTTGTATCAGGTGTAAGTACCGAACAGCAAAAGATTAACAAGGAGGCTCAAAAGAACCTAGAAGTCCAACAGGAGAAACTGAAGACACTAGGTGCTGAAGATAATATCCTGAAACTACAAGGAAAAACAGAAGCACAAATCCTAGCTTTAAAGGTCGCACAGACTGACGAAGCGGTGGCAGCGCAGACGGTCGCCATTGAGACAGCGCAAACTACCTTAGACGCACAAGTTCAGGCAGAGGCTAGAAACAAAGCGATCCTGTCAGGATTGCTGACTTTGTCGACGGCTCCACTTCAGTTGGTAATAGACGGCATTGATTATATCTATGAGAAGATCACAGGTAAAAAGCTGCTTGACATAAAGCTAAACGACAAAGCTGCGAGTTTCATTTTTGATGCTGAAGAAACAAAGGCTGAAGGGGACAAGGCAATCAAGGCGCAGCAGGAAGCCTTGACTAAATTAAAGAATGACCGCGCAGGGTACCTCCTGCAGATCAATGACATAAATAAAAAGGCAGCTGACGAAGAGAAACAGAAAGCTGAAGACACGGCAAAACAGATCGCAGCCGACAAGAAGGACTTGGAAGAGTTGAACCAAAAGAATCTAGAGGCTGATTTAGCTGAAGCACTAAAGTTCAACCAAGATTACTATGATACAAAGATCACTCAGGCGAAGCTGAACAACGAGGACACGACTCAATTAGAGATCGCTGCGAATGAAACCAAGTTAGAGTTGTTAAAACATTATGGCGAAGACACAATCGCTTTAGAGAATGAGATCGCCCTGCAAAAGAAAGCAGCCAAAGACGCTGCAAGAGAGAAACAGTTAGCCGATACTGTTGCAGCCGCTGAAGCTGATCTTGCAAAACTACAAGGCGCAGGTGGTAATGTGGAACTTGAAGCACAGATCGCTTTGGAAAATGCTTTGTACGAACAGGCGAAGATCAATAACACTAACCTTGAATTACTAGAAACTCAGCACCAACAAAAAATTGCCGCACTTAAAAAAGCAGCAGCAGTAAAAGAGGTTCAATCTGGATTGAAGATGGCGCAGGATAGTTTATCCGCCATTCAGAATTTGAGTGATGTGGTATATAGTTCTAAGTTAGCCAAGGTAAAAAAAGGGAGTAAGGAAGAGGAAGCGATATTGAGAAAACAATTTGAAACAAATAAGAAAATGCAAATCGCTTCGGCAATAATCAATGGAGCATTAGCGGTGACTAATATCATTGCAACAGTACCGAAGGCTGACTTCGGCGTGTCAACTGCTATAATGTTAGTTGCGGCGGCATCAGCAACAGCAGCGTCAATAGCTAAAATTGCATCAACAAAATTTGATTCAGCAGGCGGCTCAAGTTCATCATCTTCATTCGGTGGAAGCGGCGCACCATCAACTGAACCGGCACCTATTAATCCAACCAACCAACCGACAACAAATTTGAGCGGACAGGGAGGCGGAAATGATAATTCAACGAAAGTATATGTAACGGAAACAGATATTAAAAGGGTTATTAATCGGGTGAATGTTATCGAATCAAGAGCGCAATTTCGATAGGTGTTAAATAAACATTTATGCCAAGTATGTATTTATTGGTATGAACTTACCCATTTACCAACTCACACTTTCAGCAGAAAATGATGGAGTTGAATATGTTGCTTTAGTTGATTCACCTGCTATTCGTCAAGATTGGATTGCGATGAAGGAGCAGCCGGAACAATACAAGCTAAAACTTGTCAACGAAGAAAAGAGGATTGTCGCAGGTGCATTGATGATTCCTGATATGCCGATATACCGAATGAATGAAAAGTTAGGTGAACACTTTGTAATATTTACAAAGGAAACTATTGAAAAGATTCGTGATAAGTTTCATCGGTTAGGCAATAATGCCAATGTGAATCTGATGCACGACCCGAATCAGAAAGTTGATAATTGCTTTATGATTTCAGATTTCATTATTGACTCTGAAAAAGGAATTGCACCAATGAAAGGAACAGAACATTTAGCGAATGGTACATGGTTTTCTTTTTACAAAGTTGAAAATGATTCTGTTTGGGAAACCGTAAAAGACGGAACATTCAAAGGGTTTTCAGTCGAGGGACTATTCACCTATTCCGATACGCCGTATGAAGCCGAAGTAGCAGAATTTTTATCAACGATTAAAAAAACAGATTTAGATAGTTTGTATTTATTAATAGAATCTGAACAAATGACCGCAAAAGAATTAATCGAGAAAGCAAAATTGACTTTCAAATCAACACCTCAGAAATTTATGGAAGTAAAAACACAAGACGGAATTGCTATAACAATTGACGGTGATATGCCGATAGTTGGTGCAGCTATTCGTATTGGCGATGCAGTTGCTCCTGATGGTGATTATCTTTTAGAGGATGGTTCAACCATTTCAGTTTTAGCTGGCGCAATTGCAGAGATAGCAACAGCAGCAGTTGAGGCAACAGAAGGTGAGGATATGAAAAAACTGATGGCTTCAATGGAAGAAAGATTGAAGGCACTCGAAACAAAAAATACTGAAATGGAAGCTGCAAATAAAACAGCAACCGAATCAGCAACAACAGCCAATACAGCAGCTACAAAAATGGCTTCTGAAAATAACGAGCTGAAAGAAAAAGTTGAAACATTAACTATTCAGTTGAAAGAAACTTTCGCAGTAGTGGAAGCAATAGCAAATGAAGAAGTTGTTGTTGATAATTCAGCAAACATCCAATTCAAAAAGAAAGAGGCAAAAAACTCACGCCTCGATAAAATTGCTTCAATAAATCAAAATTTAAAAACCATAAAATAAAATGGGATACAGTTTAGGAACGCTAACAGCGTATGTAAAACAAAATGCAGATATGCTTGCCGTTGCTTCGGTAATGGGTGGTAAGACTGCAAAAATGATGACTCCGATGCTTGATGTGAAGTCAAGTGCGACCATCAATATTATGGACTCGGATGCGGTATTTCAAGCCGACACCACTTGCGCCTTCAATGCTTCAGGAACCACAACTATCACACAACGGACAATAACAGTTGGTCGTGTAAAAGTTGAAGAGGCAACTTGCCAAAAAGATTTTGAAGCGTACTACACGCAACAAAAATTAAAAGCCGGTGGAACTTACACCGATATGCTTTACGCAAAAGATTACACCGATTTGAAAGTGGCTAAAATCCAATATCAAAATGAGTTGGGTATTTGGCAGGGTGACACCACAAGCGGTACCAACAACTTATCATACTACGACGGTTTGATTAAGTTGATTGATGCTGCTTATGTAGGCACATTAACCGGAAGCGTTACAAATGTAAACGCAAAGAAATTGAGTGGCACAGTTGCCGTTACAAACGGATCGGGAACTGTTACCGGGACTTCAAGTTTGTTCACAACCGAATTAGCAGTTGGTTCAAAAGTTGGAATCGTTGGTGTGCTTTACACCGTTACAGCGATTGCATCAGCAACCTCAATGACTGTTACAGCAGTTTACGCAGGAACAACAGCATCAGGGTTAAGTATTACAGGAGTGAATGCAGCGAATGAAAACTTTGCAGCACCGATTACATCAGTAACCGGCATCACAACTTCAAACGCTTTACAAATTGCACAGTCAATTTTCAGAGCAATACCTCAGCAGTTGATTGACAAATCTGATATTTCAATTTTCTGCGGATGGGATTTCTTCAGAACATTAATTTCCCAAATCACAACTACGAACTTCTTTGCCTATGTAACTGACAGCGCCATTGCAAATGGTAGCTTAATGGTTCCGGGCACTACTTTAAAAGTTGAAGCAGTTGCAGGATTAACAGGCACCAATCGCCTTTACGCAATACGCACATCAGGAATGTTTTTAGGAACTGATTTGATGGATGAAGAAGAAAAGTTCACATTGATTTTTAACCCTTATCAGGGTAATCGTGGAGAGTTCACAGGTCGCTTCAAACTTGGAGTGAATGTAGCCTTCCCAACAGAAGTAACTCAATTTTTACTCGCTTAATAAAACTTTAAAAAAATGGCTTGTGCTATAACAGCAGGAATAAGTTCGATTGACTGCCGCGATAATGCGGCAGGGATAACTGAGGTATTTATTACTGAACTTGCAAATAAAAATACCATTGGTTACACAAGTGAAAAAATTACCACTTTCACTTTAGATAGCGGAACACAGTTTTGGGAGTTCCAACAAATCAAAGAAAGTTCAGAGTGGAATGAAACCCCAAAGATAAATATTCAAGGTGGTACAATCGGGTGGGAGCAAGATGTAACAATAGTCATCCCAAAGAGAACAACTACTAAACGGAATATCATCACTGAGCTTGCTCAGAATACATTAATGATTATCTGTTTAGATTTGAACGGCTTGTATTGGTTACTCGGTGAGGTTCGCGGATGTGACCTTGCAGACGCAAGTAAGTACGCATCAGGAAAAGTAATTAGTGATGCCAACGCTTGGACGCTTCAATTCAAAGGAGCAGAAGCAGTACAGGCAAGAGAAGTTGATTCATCTTTGATGGCTACTTTGATAGCACCTGCTGCATAAAAGTTTTGGTTTGATAATATAAAAGAGCCGTTCGCCATGAGCGGCTTTTTTATTTATAAACAAAAACGACAATTTTGTATTTAGATATAGATGCTGAAACTAATTAAATCCACGACTAACGATGTTGTATTAACTCTTAAAGAAAAAGAGATTTATCCATTTCAGACATATATATTTATATTCAGAAGTTTGGATTCAACAACAAATTATGTGACATCACTTTTAAAAGCAGCTGATTCAAGTCCTTATCCATACCGGTACAATCGTTTTGATATTGTTGAAACTACCAATCCCGATTTAACAATTGGCGAAATTGAATTAGGAGTTGAAGGCATTTACTATTACTCAGTTTATTCAATCAACGCAACACTCACACAGAATCAAGTTGCTGCAATTGCATTGATGACACAAGCGCAAATTGAATCTTATAGCAACTATGAATTAGAAAGCGGACAATGTTATGTAGAAGGTTTTGTTAATACCACTCCTTCTTATACTCCCGATGTAATTAACACCACAACCTACCAACCATCATGAAGAAGCCAACACCATTAGATACTAAAAACGGAATTGGCTCAATGGTTATTCAATTGGCTGCTCATAAAGTTCCTTTATTCGTTGAAGGAAGGAATGGTTATCAGGGTGGAATAGGAAGGGACGGTGACTTTATTATTTACGGATGGGAGCAAGATGATACCTATTGGAATAACCGATATTGTGATTACCTGTTACAGTTATTTAATCGCAGTTCAAAGAACGGAGCTATCATAAGCGGCAAAGCAAAATATATTTACGGCAACGGATTTGATGAAGAATTAAAAGGAGTTGACGATATTGTAAAGTTAAAAGTTATAAATTGGCTTAAAACAATTAACCCAAAATATGACGCTGATGAACTTGCTAAAAGAATTGAGCTTGACTTTGAGATATTCGGCGGATTTTATTTATTGATAGTACCGAATAAAAAGAAAACAGGAATAGCGGCAATATATCATAAAGACTGGAGTGATTATCGGATTAAGAATAAAGACATGGATGCTTTTATTTATTGCGATTCATGGGATCCGAATATTATCGCAAATCCAAAACTGCATGAATCATGGAAGGAATATCCTGCTTTTGAAGAAGGAAAATATAATGAGCCGTCAATTTTCTGTTACCGTCAATACAGACCGGGACTAAAAACATATCCATTGCCTGAGTATGTAAGCGGATGTGCCGACATTGAAACATCGGTGGAGATTTCAAACTACGATTTGAACAATGTAAAGAATGGATTTTGGGGCGGTAAAATTATCTCATACAATAATGGAGTTCCTGAAGAATCAACTCAAGCGGATGTAGAAAGAAAACTAAAGCGGAAATTTTCCGGAACTGATAATGCAAATAAGTTTCTTGTTAATTTTTCAAACGGAAAAGATAATGCAGTAACAGTTGAAGATATAAGTCAGACGAATGCGGATAAGATTTTTGAAACTACCGACCCACGCGTAAGTGAAGGGATATTTGTTGCTCATAAAGTAACAAGCCCGATGTTATTCGGAATAAAAACAGAAGGGCAGTTGGGAGGTTCACAAGAGCTATTGCAATCGTGGGCAATATTCCAAGCGAATTATATAGCGCCGCGACAAGCTGAGATTGAAAAAGTGTTTAATTATTTTGCTTCCATTGCCGGTTTACCAGAAGTTATAAAAATTCAGCCGTTAAAATTCCCGATTGTATGGAGTGAAAATGTATTGAGCGCAAATCTTACAAAGGATGAAATCAGAGTAGAAGCAGGATATGACCCATTGGTAGTTGAAGCAGCACCTGCTCCGCAATTAGATGAACAAGGTAATCCAATCGCACTGCCACAACCGCTCGAAGCAGTAAACGACAACCTTAAAAACCTTACCGCTAAACAGCATCAGCAGATAAACAGAATAGTTCGACAATTTACTAAACAGGTAATAACTGAACCGATGGCAAAGGCAATGTTAAAATCAGGATTCGGATTATCTGATTCTGACATCAATGCTTTTTTAGGCTTGGAGGCGAATGATGATGTTGAGATGATGAAATTTTATCAGGTTCAGAATGAAAAACTTTTAAAACTATTCTCTGAATTTGGAATGCCACGCTCGAAAGTTTCATTAATCGCTCGAAGGTTCAACTTCGCAGAGGATGAGCAGTATAATTTTTATGGTGCCGATGTACTTTCAAAAAAAGAGGTTCAGGTATTAGCGGCTTTAGCGGACGATAAATTAGTTGACCTGATTGCTATTGCAGCGGCTTTAAATATTTCAGTTAAAATTTTAAATGATATTATCGCAGGGCTGAAAGATTCAGGTTATGTAGAAACTTCAAAAGGCAAGACGAAAACAATATATACCATCACTTCAAAAGGCAGCGATATAATCGCCGCCGCCCCAAAATCAGTATCAATAAAAACAGTTTACTCATATCAAGTTCGTCCAAATATGGGAGAAACATTAATTGAAGGTTCGCGCGACTTTTGCCGGAAGATGATTTCACTCGATAGAGTTTACTCAAAAGCCGATATTCAAACTATAAGTGAAAGAGAGGGGTATGATGTGTTTCAGTTCACCGGCGGATGGTACACAAAGAAAGGAGGAGTGCAAGGTCCTGACACTACACCATATTGCAGGCATAAGTGGGCAAAGGAATTAGTTTATGTAAACAACGACTGAAATGATAACAGCTAAATTACTACCGGTCGCAATCTTCAAATCGCAAACCAATGTAGGCGATAATGTTGATCCAAAATTTCTGACACAATCAATCAATGATGTGCAGGAAGATTATGTTCTTCCAATGTTAGGCACAGCACTATACAACTATTTACAATCGCTGATTATTGCCGACCCCGATTTAAGTTCTTCACCAAATTATAGAACCTTATTGCAGGATTACATTTGGGCGTACATGATAAAAGCAGTGAGTTATGAAGCCATGATTGATTTGGGTTATAGGGTAAATAATAAAGGGGTAAATAGAAAAACAGATGGAGAAATTATTCCTGCTGATTTGAATGAGTTGTATGTGTTGGGGCAACGGGCTTTAGAAAAAATGAAAGTGAAAGAGGGGCGGTTGAAAAGATACTTACTTGCAAATGCTACTGCTATGTTTCCGCTTTACTTCATTCCGGGCAGCTCAGTTGATACCATTTATCCAAAGCGAGAAAATAATATGGGAGGCATTTATCTTGGCGAATTAGGTGACAACCAAAGCTCTTTACCGAATGACAAAATCGATTTAAACAAAAATCCTTTTCCCAATGGCTTTCCCTATCCGTAAAAAAGGCAGACCTTCCGTAAAAGCGGAAAACATAAAGAAGTGCGAACAGTATTTAATTAAACTGACAAAATGCAAATCTTCACCCACAACCAAATCTTAAAAACCTTTTCTGATTTCGTTGCCGGTCACTTGCAATTGAGAACATTCGGGAGTGGTTCCGTTTCTGAAATAGCAGAAATTGAAGATGTGCAATATCCGTTGATGTGGGCAATGCTTCAACCGGGTTCATTCGCACAAAACACAATTGCATACAACTACGATATATTTTTTATGGACTTGGTGAAAGCCGACATCGGAAATATTGATGAAGTTTATTCAGATTGCATCTTGTATGCAGCGGACTTAATTGCGCAATTGGTATATTTAGCAAACAACGAAACAAATTTTTTCTATACTCTTTCACAATCTTACGAACCATTCGAAGATGAATTTAAAGATGCTGTAACAGGCATAAAAATTTCAGTTGAAATAAGAACAATAGGCTATCAAGATAATAAATGCAAAATACCTGAATCATGAGTACAATTTTAAATGCTTACAATTTAAGCGGAGGGGACACCACGAGTTCAGTATTTACTTATGCAGGGGCAACTCGTAATTTAGATATTGAAATCATAACCGATTCAATAAGCGGACTATCGGCTTATGTAATTATTGAGACAAGTGCCGATGAGACTAATTGGATTCTCGTTCCAAATTCTCAGATACAAATAAACAGAGGCAGTGATTCTTATGTTTATCACATCACAGAAAGCGAGGGTGCTTTTGTAAGGGTGAGATTGTTCAGGATGGATTCTCATTCAGGAACGATGACGATAACGGCAAGCGAAGCAGTCGGTGGCGGCGGCACACAAACACTTAATCAAACATTGGTGTTAGGCAACACCACAGGAGGTGAAGATATATCAATATCTAACGGCGATAAGATAGTTCTTGACAATGGCTCGGAGTTAAGGTCAGGAACCTATGACTTCGGTGGAACTGGCGGTATCAGCCGAATTTGTTCGGTTGGCTATGAAGATATGTGGCAGTCAGGTATTCATCACATATTCGACAACAACGGATTTATAAGAGAATCTAATAATTGCTTCGATATCAATCCCGACAATACATTCGACAACACTTTAAGATTTAAAATTGGTTCACGATGGGTATTAGATAATGGTACTACTTATGTGTGTACTGATGCTTCAACAGGGGCAGCAGTGTGGGTAGATGAAAGTAGCATACCATCAACAGGCGGCACACCTTACACCGTAATTCAATACGATGTTAATGGAGATGCGCAGTATGTTGATGCCTTAACCGATAATTTAGGAGCTGTTTCTATAAAAATTAATGCAAGAGCTTTAAATGATTCCAATGCGCAAATAATTGCTTCATGGAGTACACCAGATTACCTTGAGGTCAGTGCAACTCACTTTAATATTGTATTAATTCAAGACTTTGCTTCAAATGCTTTAGCTGTTGCAGGAGGGTTAAACATTGGTGATGTTTACAGAACAGCAGGAGTTTTGATGATTGTAATTTAAACCGATAAAAATTTATGAAAACAAAAGAAGATTGGCTTTGGTTTTGTGTGGCTGTATTTATAGCAATCATTTTTAGTTGGATGATAATTTCTGATTGTTCAGCTCAGACAATTACACGAAAATATGATGGAGTAAATAGAATCAGAATTGACGGTTCAACAACTGAATTAAAACCTTGCTTTGTTTTCTTTCCCGGCGGCGGTTTTGTTTCTCAGAATTGGAGCATCTGTAATACATGGAGCGCAATAGCAGTTGATAGTGGTTATGTGAGTTGCAGGGTGGGTTATTCAACTTCCTTTATATATCCAACTTTAAGCGCAGCGAACAAAGGAATAGATGATTGTGTGAAAGCAGTAAAGTGGATTAAGACACACGCAAACGAATATCACATTGACACGAATAGAATTTATTTAGCCGGTACATCAGCAGGTGGATTTTGTGCTTTAGGAGTTGCATATCAGCATAAACAAAAAGTCGCAGGAGTATTAAACGGATGGGGCGGTGTGCTTAATTTAACTTACCTGTATAATAACAATATACCTGTTTACAATGTATCGACCGACATTGATGCAACAGTCCCTATTGATTGCGGTAAAGCATTCGGGGTAAGTTGTTGCGGTTCGCATAGTATCAATACTGAATTAATACTATTGGGAGTAAAGAGTGAATGGTTAGTGTGGCAAGGCAGGCGGCATGGTTTGGTGCCGAAAGATGGAGGATATAATGAAGCGGTGGAAACTTCTTTTAACTTTGCAATTAACTTTTTTTAAATGACACTTGAACACTTTGTTTATACCATAGGGACTTTAATGATTTCAATAATTGGATTCTTTATTGTGCGCTCAATCAATAAAAACGACAAAGTAATTGACGAACATGAACACCGATTAAACCAACACGAAGAGTTGATTCAAAAGTTGTTGGCGCAATTAGAAACAATCCAAAAAATAAACAACATTCAATATATAGAGGTGAATAAAAAACTTGATTATATCACCCAAAAAATTGATAGTTATGATGAAGGCATAAAGGATTTTTATAAAACATACGAACTGATTAAAAAATGATTAAGCGATTTGTAGAATGGCTTAGAAGTTTATTCGATATTTATATTCCTGAACTGGACAATCATGTGCAATTCTTCACAATGACAAACGGGTGGACTGCATTTGTTTTTGATGATAATAAAAATTTCTTTCAGGGTGAAATCGCAGAACCCGAAAGTTTTGAAGGGTACGACAAATATTATATTAGGTGGATTGGTGATGCACCTGAAGATAAAAAAATAGTTGAGAATTGGATTTATAAACAGTACAAAAAAGAATGGTCGCACTTATAATAATTTTATTCGGTTGCATTCTATTTTGTTTAATAGGAATGGGTCAAGAGATTTATTTGTGCATAAAAAATAAAAACAAAAATAAATAATATGAAATTCAAAACATTTTTAAAAGAACACGCAAGCGGAATCGCTATGACCTTAGTTGGTGGAATAATGATGCTATCAGGGAATAAAAATGAAGGGCTCGCACTGATGAGTGCAGGACTCGCCACCTTTGGAATCAAGATAGGAAGTAAGCCTAAATGATTATACACTCTGAGCGATTAGAGGGAATTGATATAAGGGTAGTTTCGTGCATTGAACAATTAGCGGACAAAGTAATGAGTCGCTTGAATCGTGATTTGATTATTGTTTTCGGCTATCGCAATTTGGATGAGCAAACGAGGCTATATAATCAGGGGAGGACAACGGACGGCAAGATTGTGACCAATGCGAAAGCAGGACAAAGTCCTCACAATTTTAATTGCGCCGTTGATTGTTGGATCATGAATGAACACAACACACTTATTGATTGGAATAACATTGCTTATAAAGATTTATGCAGGGAACACGCTACAACGGTATTTAATAAAATTGCTTGGGGCGGTAACTTTCACACGATAATTGACTACCCACATTGGGAGTATAAGAATTGGCGAATGGTTCGTGCGATGGTTGAAAAGATAATCCCTAATATAAAGGATTTGAATTAACATTACAGCATTAAAAGTTTTAGGTTAGGTCAGCCGGTTGTCGTGAGACATCCGGCTTTTTTATTTTCTTGTAATTCATCCTTAGATAAGATTCAATCGGTGCTTTGGATTTCATGCTGTGAATTTAATTTATAACATTGGATTAAACGAAATGAATACACTTCGTTAATCTCTGTGTTATGCCGCATTTTTTTTCTTCTTTTTTTTCTCCCCTCTGTTCGCTGCTTTAGGCAGCGATTGGGTTTGCGACATCGCTTCTAATAACCCTTCAACATAATTCTTAAAGTTCGTGCCATTTTCAATAGCTTTGATTGAAAGAAATTTTATTGCTCCATCAGTCAGATGAATGTTCTTCGGTTTTCTGTCCATGTTCAAAATATTTAGTTCGTTAGTTGTATCAATTATTTCCAGCAGTGTTTTCATTTTGACATTTCTTTTATTACATCTCTATGTAGTGTCGCAATGTCATATTCGCCCGCGCATACTTTATATGCTCGTGAATACAATCTGTTTGCTGCTGCCTGTTGCATTGGATTAGTAACCTTTGTTCCGTTCCAATTAAACTGAACTTTTGATTGAGCTATTTCGCTTAACTTTAATAACCGTTTTATTTCTTGTATCTTTTTCATGCAGCAAATATACACCGAGTATTTGAGATATACGCTATACTTTTGCATTTATTTTTCAAATAGTTCATAACTGCTTGATATTCAAAGAGATTATTTTTAGTTGAAAAGGGAGAAATACAGCCCACGCACAAAAAAAAGAAGAAAAAAAACGACAGCATAACAGGAAGATTAAACGCAACCTTGCCCCTCGCACAAGAGCCAACGCTTCGCAAGGCAGCGTTAATCTCCGATGCGTTATATTCACATTTCTTTTTTTTCATTGCGATTAAAGATAGCCGAAATTTCATTCTCAATCTGTTGGAGGAAAAGGGTTTTCATTGTTTAGATTTAAAGTATGTGTGAATCTTTTCAATAATTTCTTTGCGCCCTTGCCCCGCATTAAAGAACAGAGAAACATCATTTCCCCTTACTCCGATTTTGATAAGATTTGATTTGTCACCCTTCGCACATTTCGTTTTGCAGTAGGTTAAAATCTTTTCCGGCACTTGAATAATTACTATTGACATCTGAATTTATTTTCGGCAAATGTAGTAATAAATTGCGAAACAAAATACAAGTTATAAACAAAATAATGTGTAAAAATATACTGAAATAATTTATGCAAATATTTGCAACTATCAATTTATTAACTATATTTGCACTACACAATTAAACAAAAACACAATGAAAAACCAACAACAAACAAAAGAACAATGCGCAGTAGCCATCGGTTCTACAATCCTATTCTTTATCTTCTTAATAATCGTCACCCTTGCAAACAACTCATAACATGACAAGCGAACAACACTCAATAGAAATGGACAAAATAGTGGATGCAAACACTAAAGAGTTATTGCAATGGATTGAAACCTGTAAAGATGAATCGCGCAAAGAAATATTAATCAGTTCTATTCGTGTTCAATTATGGAAGGTAACAAGAGACATGAACACCTTAAGAGATAATTATTTAAAATCATAAAAACAAACTAAAATGATAAAATCAGACTCAATTTCAAATCTTGCAAAGGCACTAACAACCTTTCAAATCAAAGTAGGAAGCATAAAGAAGGATTCGGTGAATCCGTTCTTTAAAAGTAAGTACGCTTCGCTCACTACAATCATTGAACACATCACAATGCCGTTGGCTGAAAGCGGATTGTGTTACACTCAGTTCCCTGATGAAACAGGACTTACAACGGTATTGATGCACTCAGAAACAGGAGAGTATATTCAGGCAACCTATCAAATGCCTGTTGCTAAAGTAAACGACCCGCAAGCGGTTGGCAGCGCAATAACATACGCTCGCAGATATGCGCTCGGTGCTATATTAGGTTTGGCAATTGATGAAGATGACGATGCAAATGCAGCAACACAGCAACCGAAAGAAAACCATAATGTAAATGTTGCCGAATCAAAAAAAGAATGGTTGAATAAATTTGAAAACGACAAAACAACACTTACCGAAAAATGGCAGAAAGCTAAAATTAATTTAGAAGCCGGTAAGGTTACACTCGAACAAATCAAATCAAAATACATCGTGAGCAAGATTAATCAGGATGAACTTTTAACCTTCATAAAGAAATGACAAACGAACTAACATCATGCTGTCACACTCCATACTTCGCCGATGGAGTGTGTACGACCTGCGGAAATAAATGTGAACCATTTACCCACGATATTGGCGCACTTGTAAACGAGCGAATAGATTATTATGCTGATCCAATTCAGGAGCCGATTGCACCACTACCGGAATACATTGAGCCAAAGAAAACAATCAGGTTCAAAGGCAATGAACGCTTTGAGCTTTCAGAAGATTTAACCTTTCAAAACAATTTAGAATTATGATAATACATCCAAGCTACAATTACTCATCCTGCTGCGGCGCAAGGATATATGATGACACCGATATATGTTCGGCTTGCAAAGAACATTGCGAACCTCAAGACGAAGAGGAAGAAGATGAAAAGGACTTTATAACCAACGAACAGATATGAAAACTATTTTTAAAAATAAGAAAGCAATAAATCATAAGTATTTAAATTCTTACTATTATGAAAGAGTAGAATATCCAATATCTGATGAAATTAGAAAACTACCTGAAAAATTATGTGTTTACTTAATTGGAAATCCGGTTACTAAATTATGTAAAATAGGAATTACAGATAATATTTATTCAAGAATCCAAAACTTAAGAAGTCAGTCAGGGTGTAATTTATCTGTATTAATTTCGATTGAATTAGAATTGGGATATGATGAACCGGCAGTTTTAATTGAGCAAGTGCTACATGAATTTTTCCATCAAAAAAGAGTAGGTGGCGAATGGTTTAATTTAAATTTTAAAGATATAATTCAGATAAGAAATGTGTTTTATGGTATTGGGGGAGATTGGATAGAGGATAATGTTAACTTTGTTTTACAGCATAATGGCTTTATAAAAAACTATAAATATTATGAAGATGAAAAATTAAGGTATTCAAAAGATAAATTAGTTTCATTATGATACAGATAGCAGCACAAGTAACCTCCATTAAAAGCCGCGTAGATAAATCGTGGAGCATCACATTTTCAACTCCGGAACTTTCACCTTCGCAAATGATGGACTTGGGTTCAATGAACGGTAAGGAGTGTGTGTTGGGAATCAATCTAAACGCTTTCACTCAGGAGGAAGAAAAGATGATTGATGAAATAAAAGTGGAGGACGGAATAAAATCTAACTCTCAAAGATTACGGGCGGTTCTTTATAGAAGATGGGAACAGCAACCGGAAGGTTATAAAACATTTGCGCTCTACTATGATAGTTTTATGGAGCAGATAATTAATTTCTACAAATCAAAATTGCAATGAAAGCAGAAAATATCAATAACGGACGAGGGTTTATGCAGTTAAATTTTTGCCAATAAAAAATAAGAAAATCAAAATGCCAATTTCATTTAATCCTTTTGTTATCCGTCTGTTTTTGAAATTTATTTTTTTCTTAAAGAGCGGAGGAGATTTTTTTAATAAAATTTTTACTTTGAAAATACTTTCATGATAGAATTGTTGAACATAGATTGTATGGAGTATATGAAAACTTGCACTAAACATCAATTTGATTTGGCGATTGTTGACCCGCCTTATGGAGTTGAAATAGAAACAAGCGGAACATATTTTAAGCAATTTGAAACGAAAGGGTGGGACACTGCAATACCGAATGAAGATTACTTTACAGAACTGAAAAGAGTGAGCAAAAATCAAATCATCTGGGGCGGTAATTATTTCCTTCAGCACTTGGGCAGCACGAAATGTTTTTTGATATGGGACAAACTGATTGGTGAAGGAATGAGTTTTGCAGATGCGGAACTTGCTTGGACTTCATTCAACAAACCGACAAGGATAAAAAAACTTTTGAGTAGAAACGAATTTGGAAAGATACATCCGACACAGAAGCCGATTAAACTTTATGATTGGGTGCTGAACAAATATGCAGAGAAAGGAATGAAGATACTGGATACTCATTTGGGAAGTGGCTCTATTGCGATTGCCTGCCACTATGCAGAGTTTGATTTGGTAGGATGCGAAATTGACAAAGGATATTATTCTGAAATGATGAAAAGGTTTGCTATGGAAACTGCTCAAACCTCTTTATTTTCAAAGTAAAAAGTTTATTAAAAATGTGCGGGGGCAAAAAAGAAAAAACAGGAATTGCGGATAACGGTCGAGTATTGGCGAAGAAGCGGACTTTTACCACTAAAGTTGATACGAAGAACCAATGTTTAACCTACTACAAATATTCATACGAAGCACTAAAACCGCTTTTTTGCCAATACTTTGTTATGCGTTCGCCTTATTTTTTCGTGTTGATTATCAGTAAGTTAGAAACTATTTTAAAAATAAATGAAAAATACTTTGAAAAAAGTTTGCAGTTATCAAAATGGGTTGTATATTTGTATCAGCAATTAAGCAAATAAAAATTTAAAAATAAACAAAATGACAACTGCAACAATCACAAATACATTAGCTAAAGTAAACGCTCAGCCATCAGAATATTCTTTAGGATTTAGAAGATTAACAGTACTTCCTGTAAGAGTTAGACACAATGTAAATTTAGCTTGTGTTTTAAAAGGAGAAAGTAATGACAACTCAATGAAAGAATTTTTAAACAACTTGACAGAGCAAGAATTTATCAACTGGTTAAAACTTGCATAATGAAAAAAAAGAAAGAAACGAGAGGGGGTAAACGCCCCTTCTCTGGTCGTAAAAAAGCAGAATATGAAACTAAAACTATTGCTTTTCGTGTTCGTGTTGAATTTGTCGAACCGATTAAAAAGATGGTAAAGGATTATGTTTCGGAGCGTCTTAAAGGTGACGCATAACGCATCGGGGATTAAAGAAGTTGGCTTCTTTTTTCAGCCAATTTCTTTTAATCCCTTGTTATGTGTCAGGTTTAAAAAAGAAAAAAAGAAGGGGAAATTTTAAAATTTAAAATTTTGTTTTTAAAATGCTTTACGAGAAAGATAATTTAGAATTGATGCAGGAACTAACAGCCGAAAGTGTTGATATGATTTACTGTGATATACTTTACGGAACTGGCAGAAACTTTGGAGAGTATCAGGACTTAAAACCGATAAGAAGTGAAATTGAAAACCACTACATACCAAGATTAAAAGAGATGCACCGATTACTGAAAACGACTGGCTGTATTTACCTGCAGATGGACACGAAAATAAACCATTGGTTGCGTTTGATTATGGATGATATTTTCGGCTACGATAATTACCGAAATGAAATAAGTTGGTTGTATAATTCGCAAGGCAAAACTAAAAGCAGTTGGAATAAAAAGCACGATGTAATTTTATACTACACCAAAACTGAAAACTTTACATTTAACTCTGATATTGTAAAAGATAGTATTTCAGATTTGACTTATAGGAGGTTTAAAAAAGAAATTGATACATACGGGTATTATACGGTTTTAAAGAATGGTAAAAGAACGCAATACACTTTAGAGGCAGGAAGTTTGCCGAAGGATTGGTTTGAAGATATAACCTACATAAGCAGGGACAACAAAGAATTGACTGGCTACCCTACACAAAAGCCAAAGGAACTATTGAAACGGCTAATACTTGCAAGTAGCAATGCAGGAGATTTGATTGCCGACTTTTATTTAGGAAGCGGAACGACTGCCGTAGTATGCAAAGAATTGAACAGAAAATTTATAGGATGCGATATTAACCCAAAAGCAATACAACTGACAAATGAACGACTGCAAACCTCTTACAAATATTAAATAATAAAACCTAGAAACAACTTTAATTATGGCTTATTATAATACTACAAACCTAACCCAACCTGAATTAGCACTCCATTGGGATAACAATTTGAAAGTTGACGAAATGATTAAAAACATTTTCAGAAACTACCCATCAGGATTGACGGCTTTTGAAGTGTTCAACAAGTTAGAATCATTCGGTTATAAGTATCCGTTGTGGTCAGTAAGGCGTAGCATTACTGATATAATGAATGAAGGGTACTTAGTGCTGACGGATGATAAGAGAGCAGGAGGATATGGTAGAATGAATAAAGTTTATAAAAAGAAATGAAACTCCTAATCACTATTTTAAAAGAGATTCAGTTCACAATGATTATTGTGTTTTTTTTGATGACGGCGGTAATGTGCGGAGCAGTTGCCGCTGCTTTTTATTGTTCACTATTTATTAATTACAGATGAATGTACTTTCTCTTTTTGATGGGATGTCATGCGGACAACAAGCTCTTGCAAGAGCAGGAATAGAAGTCAATCAATACTTTGCATCAGAGATAGACAAGTATGCGATTAAAGTTACAATGGCAAATTATCCTAATACTGTTCAGCTTGGTAGTGTTGTTGATATAGATGGTTATGAATTTCCACAAATAGATTTATTAATCGGTGGCAGTCCTTGTCAATCATTTTCATTTGCCGGTAAAAGAAAAGGAATGAGTACAAAAGATGAGCAGGAAATTTTGACATTGGAACATTATGTTAAATTAAAATCAGAAGGATTTTAATTTGAAGGGCAGTCTTATTTATTTTGGGAATACATGAGAATTTTAAATGAGGTAAAACCAAAATACTTTTTGTTGGAGAATGTGGAGATGGGTGATAAATGGGAACGGATATTGAGTAAAGCTATTGGAGTAAATGGCATTCATATAAATTCATCATTGGTTTCTGCTCAGAATAGAAAGCGTATCTATTGGACAAATATTGGAATGAAGCCATCCGGATTGTTTGGAGATATGCAATCAATTATTAAGCAGCCAAAAGACCGGGGAATATTATTAAAAGATGTTTTGGAAAGTGATGTTGATGATAAATATTATTTGAGTGAAAATTCATTTATTTTTGATAGAATTAAAAATAATCATCCCTTTATTCCAAGAGTACCAAACGAAAATCAAAAATCTAATTGTCTAAAAATTGGTGGTAGTGGAGTAGATGATTTAATAGTCCATAATACAATGTCAAGAAGTTCAACAACAGGGAAAGGTGGTACAGGGCATTTATCAAGAAATGATGGGAAAACTTATTGTTTAGATACAGGTAATACTACTGCAATAAATAAAGACAACCTAGTAATGCAATTAAATCCATCAACTGAAAGCAATGGATGCCAACCATACCAACAAAATAGAATTTATGATACAAATGGAATCAGTCCTGCAAAAATGAAAGGTAAAAGTGATTTATTGATTAATACTTCAAGAATCCGTAGATTAACACCAATAGAATGTGAGAGGTTACAAACAGTCAAAGACAATTACACTAACTATGTCAGCGATTCACAGAGGTACAAGATGTTAGGAAATGGTTGGACGATTGAAGTCATTGCACACATTTTTAAATACTTAAACAAATGAGCCACCATAAAAAAAGAAGTTACCGCCGTGGAGGTCAGCGTTCACTGTTTGGAATTGAACCTACACGAAAAAGGAAGAACGAAAAATATATACCGGTTCCTGCTCACATCTTAAAAGCATGGATTGAAAATTTAACTTCAGGCGATAAGATAAGAATAGCACGAACACAAAACTTAATCGCCTCGGAAATTACATTGGCATTCAAAGGATGGGCAACAACTCAGAGTATTAACAAGGTGAACAGCTACTTTGAGATTAGCAGAAAAGATTTTAAAATAAAAGTTGCATAATCACATTACCCTGTTAATAAACTTTTCCTTTTACAATTAGATTTTAATTTTATATTTACACCGAAACAAAATTCTGACAAATGTTTTCACAACGATTTACTAACCTAATTCCCTCTATTACTGAATGTGATATTGTGCCGTCAGAAGCCATGTTTCCACAGGATTTATTAGGGGGAACTTTTTATTATGGCTAAAGATCCTGCTTTCTTATTTTATCCCGGTGATTGGTTGACTGGTACCATGTTTTTTTCAAACGAACAGGCAGGAAAATATATTCGCCTACTTTGTTCACAACATCAGCATGGAGGTTTTATTGAAAAAAACTCTTTTGAAAATTTAGTCGGTGATGATAAAATGCTGCGCTCAAAATTTATTGAAACTGAGCATGGATTTTATAATGTTCGCCTGTCAGAAGAAATGATTTCAAGGCAAAAAAAATCAACTAATATTTCTGAAGCGGCAAAAGAAACATGGAATAAAAGAAAAGGGATAGAAAAAAATACAATCGTATTACCATCGTATAACGATTCTAATACGATTCTTATACGACCTGAAGATGAAGATAAAGATGAAGATAAAAATGAATTATGGACTAATGATATATTATTAGAAAGGGATTTTAAATTTTCAGAAATGGCACACAATGAACTTTCAGAGTCCCCCGATGCTGAATGGATTAAAAGCCATCTTGTAAAATGCAATAGGGATGATTGGAAATTTACAACACAACATAAATTCAGAAAGTCGTTAATAGGTTGGCTGAAAACCTGTATTAAAAATAAAAATCAGAAAAAAATTATTAATTCGCAACCTCAATTCGATCCAATCAAAAGATGAAAATAACTTGGGAGCAAACAGGAATAGACTTAAAGTCTAAAACATCAGGGCAACTGAAAACAAAGTGTCCGAAATGCAGCGAAGAGCGTAAGCATAAATCAGATACTTGTTTATCGGTGAACATTGATACACGCACATGGTTTTGTCACAACTGCGGATTCAAAGGAACATTAAACATTGCTGAGAAAAAAGAGTATGTGATGCCGATGTGTAACCTCACATCGTTATCAAAAGAAACTATTTCTTGGTTTGAAAAAAGAGGGATAAAAGAAAGCACCCTTCAATATTTTAAAATTACAGAAAGCGAGGAGTGGATGCCGGAAGGAAGTTTTCAGAATAAAACTATTGAAGCAGGTAAACGAAAAACAATCAACTTTAACTATTATCGTGACGGCGCACTGGTTAACATTAAATACCGAGATGCAAAAAAATCATTCCGCTTAGTGAAGGATGCCGAATTGATTTTCTATAACTTGGATTCAATAAAAGCAAAGTCAGAATGTTTGATTTGTGAAGGAGAAATAGATTGCATGACCTTTTATCAGGAAGGGTACTATTCAGCCATCAGCGTGCCGAATGGAGCAAGTAAATCAAACTCAGCACAACTAACCTACCTTGATAACAATTGGGAGTTGTTTGAGGCGATGGAGAAAATATACATCGCAACTGATAACGATGAAGCAGGAATATTTTTACAGAACGAATTAATCAGGCGGTTAGGAGCAGACCGTTGTTACATCGTAACCTTCGGAGAGTGTAAGGATGCAAATGAATTTTTAGAAAAGAATGGCACAGGAAAATTAATTGATTGTATTAAGTCAGCACAACCAGTACCGATAAAAGGAATATGGACGGTTGACGGTTTCAAAGAAAAGATTTTCAACCTTTATAAAAATGGAAGGGAGAAACCGAATCAGGTAAAGCTCGGAGACTTTGACCGCTTACTTTCTTTTCGTCAAGGGGACTTTACAGTAGTATCAGGGATTCCTTCACATGGCAAATCAAACTTCACATTGTGGCTTATGATTTTGCTTTCAGCAAGATACGGATGGAAGTGGGTAGTGTTTGCTCCTGAAAATATGCCTGAAGAAGAAATGTTTTCAATGATTTCATCAATGTTTATCGGGCAGTCTTTTGATTCTGAAATACCTAATTTTAAAATGGCACCGGTTGATGTTGAGATTGCTTACGAATTTGTGAAGGAACATTTTTACTTCTTTAAGTTTTCAGAAGCAGATACAAGCGTTACCGGAATATGCGACACGATTAAAGAATGTGTTAAAAAGTATGGAGTGAACGGCGCAATAGTTGACCCTTGGAATTGTGTCGAACATTTAGTTCCTAATGGTCAAAATGAAACTCAGTACATCAATGAATCACTTGCAAAATTCACTACCATTATAAAAACATATGGCATCCATTTGTTTCTTGTTGCACATCCAACCAAATTAAAAAAGGATAATGAAACAGGGGCTTATGAAATACCAAATCTTTATTCAATATCAGGGAGCGCACATTGGTACAACAAAGCTGATAACGGAATAATCGTTTATCGGAATAAAGATAACTCAGTAGATGTTCATATTCAGAAAGTACGGTGGAAGTTTGTTGGTGAATGTGGAACGGTACGATTCAACTATGATTTTTTTACAGGCAGGTATTCAGAGCAAGGAAAAGATTTCTTATTGCCATACAGATTTTGGAATGAGTGGAAAAGAATGAATGAAGAACCAGTACCTTTTTAAAGCAGTAAACCAAACAAATAAACCATGAACCATCTAAACCACACCGACCGCCGGCGGACCATTTACGAAGCACTCATGCTTGTCACTCAAAGAAAAGGAAGGACAGTATTAGGTTCTGAAATCGCCAAATGTTTAGAACGAGATAGTGATACTCTAAGAATTAAAAGAGTGCTAATTCGTTTGTTCAAATCTTATAGAATACCATCAAAAGAAATCTATAAAGAGTTTGGATTAGTAGATACTCAAAGAACAAAGGGAACTTCATTTTATGAACTAACAGCAGCAGCAGCCGACTTAATTGAAATCGGACTGACTGAACAGATTGAGAATGAAATTTCGGCTATCTTTAATCGAAATGAAAAAAAAGAAATGTGAATATAACGCATCGGAGATTAAAGAAGGCGGGATTAAATGCTCCACACTTCCACTTACCGATGCAGACAATTAACAGCACTACACTATGATAAACCACTACACCCCGCTTTCTTTTAATCTTCTTGTTATGCGAGTGCGTAGGGCTTTTGCGGGGTGGCTCGTTCCCTTTTTTCTTTTTATCTTTTTTGTGCGTGGGCAATCATTTAATCATTCTTTTTCTTTGTTGTTGATAACCGAAAAAACACGACTGAAAATATTTTACAACTACTTGAAAACCAAAATACATATTTTCAAAAACAGCACGATTGTTAATAACTTTATTTGGTGGTGTCGTAACTTTATCGTATCTTTGTCGTATAAATAATAAAAAGATGAAGCAATACACATTTGAAATCAACTACAAGGTCTATGAATTTTACGACCTGCGACAAGTGAAAAAGAAAGCACTTGAAATGGCTAAACAGATTAACGATGAAGTGTTAATCACAATGCAATCAGGTAACGGAAAACAATCGTGGTTCACGATGTTTCCTGATGGAAAGTTCACAACCGATGCAACCAATTTATCATTCAACAACTAAACATTATGAAACTAAAATGCAATGTCTGTAACGAAGGTTCAATCGTTGAAGTTAAAGGCGAACCGAACCACAGCAACGATTTGATTTGTTGCCCGACCTGTGATAAGCAAATGGCTTATGCCACTGAAAAGAGATACAGTAATAAACTGATATGGCAACCGATTGACACGACCTTTGATAAGGACTTCGGTGAAATACCAGTTCAAATACTTTCACTATGAGAACACGAATAGAAATTCATCTGGACAGCAAGGATGTGAAGTTGCTTGATAAGATTGCAACCGAACAAGGCAGGAGTAGGAAGAACTTTTGCGAAACGGAAATTCTTTCAATCATTAAATCATTTTCTTTAGGGGAGGGGAAAAAAGATAAAAAGAAAAAAGGGAATGTCGCATAACACAGAGATTAACGAAGTGTAATCATATCTTTTAATCCAATGTTATAAATTAAATTCACAGCATGAAATCCAAAGCACCGATTGAATCTGAAAGCCATTTACAAATTACTTGTTTTAAGTGGATGGCATTCCAACATTCAAACATCATTGCGTTCGCCGTTCCAAACGGAGGTCAAAGAAATATTCGTGAGGCGGTCAGATTTAAGCGTGAAGGAGTGAAAGCAGGAGTAGCTGATATAATTATCCTTCGACCAAATAAATCGAAGCATGGGCTTCTAATTGAGTTAAAAACGAAAATAGGCAGACAGTCACCCGAGCAAAAGGAGTTTCAAAAGAATGTGGAGCGATGGAATTATCAATACTCCATTTGCCGGTCGCTTGACGAATTTATGAAGTGTGTTTCAGATTATATTTTTGATATTTAAAATTTAATTAGATTTGTAAAATGGAAATCGCAACTGAAGAACAGGTAAAAATTAATTTGCTCATCGGAGTTGTTCCCGGTCGTTACTGTTCTTTCGCTCAGTCGCAGATAGATAATGAAGGGCTGACTATCCAAACGGATCACCTGTTCCGGTTGCTCGAAACATTTTCTGCTATAAGAAATTATGAAGGTCAATATATGATTTACCTTTCAAAAAAAGGAAGGCTAAATTCAATTTACTATCAACTTGTACTTGATTACCTCAAGCAATACGAGATGCCGTTTAAAGAAATAAAGGATATTCCTTTGATGAACTCAAAGCAGTTTAAACAGGTAACAGGAATAGAAGAGTTGTTGCCAAAAAACGAAATCGAAGCAGCTCATTTAGTTTTGGGAAGGCGTGGATAGGAATGAAATTATAAATAAGATTCACAAAGAAGGTAAGATAATGGAGGTTTGTAAAAACATAGCCAGAGGATTTGCTGACGACCTTTATATGGAAGTGATTATGATTCTATTAGAATATAAAGAACTCGAGAAAGTATTTAGCAAATCAGGTAACTCATTCAATTATTTTATCATCAAAATAATAAACAACATTTGGAATGATGACTCCAGACGATTTCATAAGAAATACATAAGCGGATTAAACTATACAGACATTCACACATCACAATCTGATTTATCCGACAAAGTAAAATTTGAATCTGAACTGTTAAAAATAGAAAAAGCAATGGCAATGGTTGATGCCGATTGCCGTCATAAAAAAGTTTACCCACTTGGCGGCAAACTATTTGAAATATATTTGCGTGAGGGCTCAATCAGAAAAGTAGAGAAAGCAACCAACATCCACGCCAACCATGTTCACAAAGAAATCACCAACTACCGAAAGGAAGTTTTAAAAGTTTACAAAGAATTATGATTTACCTAATCCCATTCATCGCAGTTTACTTTGTGATGTTCACAGGAATACCTGAGCAGTTGCAATTTACTCTTTTACCGTATTGGAATAACAACGGACTGCCGAAAAGAATAAAGCCATTAGATTGTGAGCATTGCCTATCGTTCTGGCTTACTATTTTATTCGGTTATACATTTACATCACTTACATTTGAAGTGCCTATAATCGCAGGACTGAACGCAATTACAGCAATTGTACTTTACAGATTCTTAAACTTTTGGAAATGAACGAACAACAATACAACCGATTGAAACCATTTAAACACATTTGGGTTCAATACAAGAAACACTACACTGCAAACTTAGAAGGGTGCGCCGACATAATAATGGAAATAGCTGAACAGCTAACTGGACTAAAGTTCAAAGGCGGTTGCAGTGGTTGTTTGCCTGAGTGCTTACAGAAGTGCTTTATTGCTTTCGATGTTTACGAAAAGAAGTTTGTGACCGATGAATTTAGCACCAACGATTTAACAGTAACTGTTGACCCGCCTGTGGCGTATAAAAGAAAAAAGAATGGCAAAAACTAAATACATTGAAACACCTGAATTGATGTGGGGGTATTTCAAATTATATGTTGAAAAGGAAAGGAATAACCCAATGTATAAAGTTGAATATGTTGGAAGGGATGGCGATAGAGTTGACACTCCTTTGCAGACTCCTATAACTTTTGAAGGATTTGAATGTTATCTTGCCGATGAAGGAATAATCAATGATTTGGGTAAATATTCAGCGAATACAGATAATGCTTATACTGAATATGTTACTATCATTACGCGCATACGGAATAATTGCTTTGTTCAAAACTTCAAAGGCGCATCCGTTGGACTGTTCAACGCAAACATTATCGCAAAGAAATTAGGACTGATTGAAAAGTCAGAGCAAACAGTAAGACAAGAGCAACAACTATTTCCCGATGTTCCAGCGAACGACCGCAATCAACAAAATTCTTAAACTCAATAAATTCGTTAGGGGTGTGCAGGGTGGCACCTCTGCCGATTCGCCCCTCACTTAATTGTGAGGGGTAAAATATGCAGGCAAAACATTTGGCATCATCCCAATCCTGATTGACAAAGCAACCAAAACCCCTGCCCTCGAAATAAGTATAGTGAGCGAAAGTATGCCGCACTTAAAACGAGGTTGCAGGAAGGACTTCAAAAAAATAATGATTGAAACAAACCGATGGATTGACAGCCATTGGCACGACACCGATAGCCGGTACACCTTTTCAAACGGTTCATTCATTGAGTTCTTTTCTGCGGATATGGATTCAAAACTAAGAGGTGCCCGAAGGGATTGGCTATACATGAACGAGTGCAACAACCTTTCATTCCATGCTTACACAGAACTCGCATCACGAACAAAGTGTGGAGTTTATCTTGATTGGAACCCGACAAATCAGTTTTGGTTTCACGAGGAACTTCAGCAAGATAGCGATGTGGACTTTCTCACAATCAATTATACGGACAACGAATGTTGCCCTGAATCAGCACTTAACTTTATTCTGAAAGCAAAAGAGAAGTCAGCGACTTCCGGGTATTGGGACAATTGGTACAAGGTTTACGGATTAGGGCAAATCGGGAACTTGCAGGGAGTTGTGTTTGACAATTGGCAGCAATGCGAAGCGATACCAACGGACTCAAAGTTTATTGCTTACGGAATGGATTTCGGATTTACGAATGATGAAACAGGATTGCTTTCTGTTTATCTTCATAGCGGCGAACTTTGGGTGAAAGAACATATTTACGAAACAGGACTAACAAACCCTGATATTTGTAAACGGATGCAAAGTTTAGGATTGAGTAAGGGCAGAGAATTGATTGCCGATAGCGCAGAGCCGAAGTCAATAAAAGAAATACAGAATCAGGGATGGAATATATTTCCTGCAACCAAAGGAGCGGATTCAATCAAATCAGGAATTGATGTTTTACAGCGATACAAGATAAATGTAACGGCTGATAGTTTGAACCTGATAAAGGAATTGCGCAATTACAAATGGAAGCAGGACAAGGACGGCAAGCAATTGAACGAACCCATTGACCATCAAAATCATTTAATCGACCCACTTCGGTATGTAGCACTCAACAAACTTGCTTTAAATAACTCAGGTAAATACTTTGTCGTTTCCGTCTGATAAACAAAAGGCGGTTTATTGTATTTATTTATGTGACACCCGAAAACATAATCGTTCACAACTTTGACGGCAACGAATCTGATTTACTTGCACTGAGGCAGATAACTTGGGGAATGGTTGAGAATGCAGAAATTAAGCGATTGAATTTTTTAGTTAAAACACGCCATCGTCTTTATGAATTTGAGATTGATGGAATTAATATTGACGAATCAGAATTAATACTTAATCAAATATGAATTGGAAAAGCATCACCGTAGGACAATTTAAAATAGTAGATTCTATTATTCAATCCGACCTTTCAGAAGATGAAAAGAATATTGAATTGGTGGCGCAACTGTTTAACTATTCAGAGGAAGAAATTAATCTGATGCCGATTTCAAAGTTCGCTGAAAAATTAAACTCCATTCAGTTTTTAAGAGAAACACCGCCAACAGATAAACTACCGAACTTTATATTTCTGAAGGGGAGATTTTACAAAGTGATTAAAAATTTGAATGATATTACCGCAGGGCAATATGCCGACTTGAAAGAATACACTAAAGTTAAAGAGGATATTAACTCAAAGTTGAATTTGATTCTCACGACTTTTATTGTTCCTTGTACTTGGTATGGTTCTCCAAAAAAATACAATGGTGAAAGAATACCAAAGCAGGCAGATGACTTTGACGAAATGCCGATGTCAATAGCTTATTCATTGGCAGTTTTTTTTTGCAATTTGTTTCCTCAATTGATAGAAGCTACGGAAATTTATATGGTACAAAAAGCAGAAAGCGAATTGAAGAAAGCGAACAAGATATTGAAAAAACAGTTGGAGGATTTACCGACCGATGGGGGTGGTTCTACCTATTCGATTCGGTTGCGAAAGAATTGGGTAAAACAATAGATGAGGTGACTGAAATGAATGTAATTGCTTTTTTAAATTATGTGAGCTACATTAAAGACAAGAATAAATACCTGAGCGAAAAATGAGTTACGAATATTTAAACGGAATAGGAACAAAACTGAGTAAAGACAAATCTTTATTCAAGTCGATTCCGTTATTCGCTTTTGAGATAGGAGAATCAATATCAGAAAAATTAAGAGAGGGCGCAGAACAACATTCAGCATCCGGTGAGCTTGCAAAATCTATTTCATTTAATATTGACGAAATCGGCACTGACAAATACAAAGTTTCTTTTTCAATGCTTGACTATGGCAAGTATGTCGACAAAGGTGTCAAGGGTAAGAAGTCAACCTATGCAAGCGCAGCGCAATCACCTTTCAAGTACACGAATAAATTACCTCCTTATGCTGCGATAGCTAAATGGCTTGGGTCAAAAGCAACAAGCGGAGTGACTAAAGGCGGCGGCAAACTCCCATTTAAAACAATGGGCAAGAAGTCAAATGTGAGCAGCGGACGAAGTCGTGTTTATGCAGTTCGCCAATCCATCTTTAACAAGGGTATTGAAGGAACAGGATTTTATTCTAAAGTGGTGACAAATGGAATGTTTGAAAAGATAAATGAAGAACTTAGTAAAATGGTAGCAAGTAAAGTAATCGTTGAAATCGTTAAAGTATAAAACTGATGGCAATAACAATAATCACACAGCCGAATGCAATTACACCGGCATACAATCCGATAATCATTACAGCAAGTTCAACAAATACGGCACAGCCGAATTTTAGATTTGTTGTTGATGTAGTATTGACTTATCCTTTTTCTGTTACTAAAAGAATAAAACTTTCACCGCGTCCTGATGGCTTTCTTTTATTCGATGCTCACAGAATAGTTGAGAACTATTTAAGTTATGATTTTTCAGTAGGTGATGCAACGGATTCAATAGAATGTTTAAATAGTTATGTGCTTTACAGCATTCAATTAAGAGAAGAATATGGAACACCGCCAGCAGTGAGCGGGGTGCTTGCAAATACGGGTTCAATAACGGCAATAAATGCGGCGGTTAAACATTCAGTATCTTCATTCGGAAGTGAAACTGACTTAATAAACTTAGACATATCTACACAGTATCGAATGCTGAACGGTTCAACTTCAACAACAAGAAAGTTTTTAACCACAGCACCTGCAACAGGAATAAAAATATGCACTAACCAAAACTACTATTTGTACATAACAACAGGCTCAGCAAGTGAACCATTAAAACTAAGATTAAAAACTTATGATGACGGCGGTAACTTATTAGGAACATCATATAAAACACTAACAGCAAGCACCGCACTTATATTGCGGTATGGAGTAGGAACGAAAAATATTAACCTTTGGAATGCTGCTTTACTTGTCGGCGCCGCGAGTTATACGATTACAATGGTGAACAATAGCAATGTGGCACTTGGTGAAACATTGACTTTTAACATTGACTGCGACTGTTCAAAGTTCAACGAACATTTCAGACTTCATTGGTTGAATCCATTAGGAGGCTTTGATGCTTACAGTTTCAATATGAAATTCGACCGCACTTTCAATTCAGCAAAATCAAGTTATAAAAAAATACTTGGGGCAGTTGATGCGGCAGGGGCTTTTACTTTTGCACCGAGTCAGGCAGGCAAAACACAGTTCAATACTTTAACGACTGAAAAAATAAAAATACATTCCAACTGGATCACGGAAGATGAGAGTAATTGGCTTTTCACTTTATCAAAATCAACGCAAGTATATTGGGAGATAGATGCTGACACTTATGCTCCTGTAATTATAACCAATACCGCTTATTCGCAGAAGACCTATGCAGGCAATAATTTATTTAATAATGAATTTGAAATTGAGATTGGTAACGACATAATAAGTCAACGGCAATAATGAATACTGAACTATTTATAACGACCCCACGATTAGGAACTGTTGAAGTGTTTGGTACGCTTTCAAGCCCATCAGTAACTATCACAGGAACAGGAACGAACTTTACCGCCGCCGATGTAGGCAAGGCAATAATTATAAGAACAACAGCAGGAGATAAGCGAGATGTAATCGATAGTTATGTTTCAGCAACAAGTGTAACAGTTACAACAGGAATAGACACTACTCAGTCAGGATGCTATTTTTATATTGATTATTACAATGCTGATTTATACGATGACTTTCCATACTCTTTAAATTATGCAATCGCCGATATAAGAAATCCCGAAAGCAGAAACGCAAGTTTCAGTAAAACGATAAAGCTACCCGGCACAAAGGCGAACAATTTAATCTTTGACAATATTTTTGAAATTGATTTATATGGTTCATTCAATCCGAATATCCGCGCCTTTATAATTATTTATTCAAATTACATTCCTGTTTTCAACGGCAACTTACAACTACTTAAAATCAATCGGGACGGCGATAAGATAGAATATGAGGTCAGCGTTTTCGGGAAGATTGGTGACTTGTTTCAAAAGGTTGCCGACAAACTTTTGACGGACTTAGATTTATCTGATTTGGATGAGGTTGGAACGGCGGCGGAGATAACAAGTACATGGGTGACTCCTACTGATTTG